TTACTTACAGGTCTATCTAATGTTTCATCGAAATATGTCTTTTTAAAAGTAGATCCTGATAACGGAAGGTAGTATAACATCTGATCTAGTTCAGGATCAAACTCTTCCATTACATCAAGAACCATAAAGTTCATATAATCTTTTACTCTTTGAGCTTGGGCTTCGACTTCTTTACTCGTTTCACCGATGAGCCTCGTTTGGACTGGACCACTCGGGGGGAGGAGTTCTTTGTACGCTTGGCTTTGGAACTGCGTCGCACTTGATTCGAGGTCGTCTTTGTAGGCTGCGAGGAGTTCGTTCGTAAGTTCTCCAAGCTGACTATCTTCCATATTTTCTGCCAAGTTTGCATTAAAATTGTCTTCAGACTCATTTTCATTCTCCTCATAGTTTACTACAGCACTACCGTCGTCTAACAAAACGGTGTTCGATGGGTCAAAAGTTACTTCCTCTTCAACAGGAGTCACTTCTATTTCTACAGTTTCTTCTTCTAAGATTGGAACTACTTTTTCAACTGCCATGATAAATCCTTAATAATAAACAAAACTTTTCGCTTCGTAACCTAGAGGTTCGTCTTCGTAATCTTTTGGATGTTTCAAAAAACCTCCCTGCCTAAATCGTAACAGAGCCTGAGTAGTGGAATCAACCAAATCATCATGCTCACCATTAGGAAATTCCGTAAGTTCTTCCACCAATTCCTCTGCCCATCTCGTTTCTGGCACCCACACCATTCCCGATTCGAATAAAGGTGCGACAGCATTAGCCCTAACAATCTTATCTTGCCCCCTATTTGGAGAATAATTTTGTACAGGTATTCCCATCTTCCGTAATTCTTGCGTTAATGGTAATCCTGACGCTTTGGCTTCTATTATAACTACATCTGGATCCCAATGTATATAATTTTCGTACGCAACTTCTTTTAATTCAGGAAAATCGTACCGATCTTTGATAGAATCAAGCAAAATTATGTTAGGTTCGCCCCCCTCATCCTTATAAAATACTCCCCAAGTCGTAATCGCACTATAATCTGCACGTTCTGACTTCAAAAAAGCAGTATCATAACTCTGAATTATATATTCAGCAACAGGAGGTTCGCTTTTTTCCCAAATATTTATCCATTCTTTCTTAATTATTGCACCTTCTCCACCTGTAGGCTCTTGCATCCACTGTGCAGCCCATTTTCCATGAGGTAAAGACGCTCTAATTCCTTCTAATTCTTCAATTTTCCAAAATTCTTCCCAAACTGGCTTACCAGAAGGCATAATTGCAGGAAATTCAATGAGTTCCCACTTATCTGCTTTTAAATCTGACATCTGGGCTTTCAATAATTGCCCTGTTAGATCCTTTTTTGACCATCTTGTCATCACAAGAATGATCGTTCCTCCAGGTTGAAGTCTCTGTCGTGGACCAGAAGTATACCATTCGTAAGCCATATCCATAGCTGTTTCACTTAATGCGTCTTGTTCCGAATGGGGATCGTCAATTATTAAAATATCAGCACCACGACCAGTAATTGCACCTCCGACACCCGAAGCAAAATACTCGCCACCCTCAGTTGTCTCCCATCGACCTGCAGCTTTTGAATCTGCTCGTAAAGAAACATCTGGAAATATTTCTTTATACTCTCTCGTATCAACTAAATCCCTGACTTTCCTACCAAACCTTACAGCTAGTTCGCCAGTATGTGTCGCTTGTATTATTTTTAAATCTGGTTTAATTCCTAATAACCAAGAGGGTAACATATAACTAGACATTTCTGATTTCGAATGTCGAGGAGCCATGTTTATTATAACTCGTCTTAATTCACCTCTAGCTATCTTATTGAATTGTTCGCACATAATCCTGTGATGTGCACCTTCGATAAAAGAACTCCACATAGTTCTAACAAAAGTTAAAAAATCTTTTCGACAGCCTTCTTGTTTTTCACGTCGTTGTAATTCATCAGTAATTAAATTTAATTCTAATAACTCGTCTCGTTTTAACGTAGTTAAATCTATATTGCCAATAAAGGATTGAACATCTTCTATCGAATTAAGGTTCATTTAGTTTCCCTTGGCTTGTTCATTTAAACCTTTTGATATATTAGAAACCATATCTCCAACAGTACTAAACATACCACCGCCTGTTCCTTTGGCTGCATTTACCATATCGTTAATAGTTAGTCCTTTTGATATAGCTTGAGCTAATCCTTGTACAGGGTTAGAAATTAAAGATAATGCAGTTATTCCACCTCTAGCTACCTGTCCTGGTGTTATATTAGAAAATAGATTAGATAAAGTTGTTCCAATAGAAGGGTTTACAGTAGGGTTTGGATCAATTTCAAAACCTGTAACTGGACTAAAAGAAACGTCTCCTGGATTATATCCTTGATTCCCTCCTGTCGTCGTACTATCACCTGCTATACCTGTAACATTACCTTGCATATCTACAGACATATTTGGACCCATTCCACCAAAAGGATCTAATCCAAAATCTGTTGGACCAATTCCCTCGTCTCCTGAAGTAGATGTCGCACCCATTCCTGCTGAAACAGATTCTTGATCACTAACAGAAGTCTCCATACCCATATCCTCGGAAGGATTGTAAAAAGCTGGGATTCCTGCAATAGTCGGACTGCCTGTTCCACCAAGGTCTTTTAATAACTGGGCTTCTTGAGGATTTATATAAGCAAGCATATGTGGCTGTCCACCCATCGACATCTGCCTTGGTGCAGCGTTAGTCGGAATAGATGCTAATCCACCAATATTCATGCGTCATTCTCCATGGTTATTTCACATATATACTATTTTTAAAAAAATTAAAAGGGGGTTAGAAGGTTCCTGACTCTTTTTTTACTATAGTATGGGGTGGGGGTCAAAAATTGCCAATCCTAAAAAATGACTCGTATTATTCGAGGCAGTTGCACTTTAGTGCTAAAAAAGGTGGTCGCTTTTAGTATAAAGGGGGTAGGGGGTTAGCTATAGCCGTTATAAATAGGGGGTATTAAAAACTTTTTAAAACCTAGCCCGTAAGGGCTAGATAAAACCCCGTAGGGCGGGATAGTTAACTTGTTAACTAATGCGTACTAGTGTACTAGTACACGAGTATTTTAGGGTAATAAAAAACCCCTAGCCGTTAGGCTAGGGGCTAGGTAGCTAGGCGTTTAAGCCTTAACTAGGTAGGGGTTAGCCGTACCGTAGGCTTTACCCTCACCCATTAACCTTTGACGGTAGAAAGCCCATATACGGTCTTTAGATTGAGTACTACTAAAAGGGGTATTATCTAACTCTTTTAGTATATCTGATTTAGTAGCCGTACCCCCTAGATTATCTAGGGCTAGTAAAAGACAATGGGCTTGAGGGGGTAAAGGGTTACTAGTTAATACCTCTAGTACGTTAGGGGCTAGGCTAACTTTTATATTAGCTGAGCTACCCTTACTAGGTGCAGGTATACCCATACGGTTAACCGTATTAGGGTTAGTAGTAGGGGTGTCTGCTTTACCGTTATTAGTAGGTACGGTAACCTTTGAGTTAGTATTTGTCATTTTATTGACCTTTCTTACTTTCTAGTTATAGGGGCTAGACCACCTAGCCCCCTTACTAATTATATTAAGCATTTTTTTACTATAGTAAAGTAAAAAAAGTAAAATAATTAAAAAAAGTTAAATTATTTAATTAACTTGTTAACTATCTATTTTCGCTATTTTCTGCCGTAGAGTCAGTCAGTCAGACAATCCACCGAGCAAAAATACAGGTGAGTGCATACACACTCACCTATAGGGAACATTATTATGATGATGAAGTACCATGAAGAAAGGGGAAGAGTAGAACCATGATGACTACTAACAGACCAATCAAACCTATTCCGAGGAACAGCACATGAGTAACAGGGTCATTCCAACCCTGTTCAATAATTGGAATAACTGCAAAGTACAAGCCACACCAAACGAGGAAGAGACCACTAATACCGAGCAGTTCTAATACGAATTTTATCATAACTCCACCCATAAGAGCAACTCAATGAGAAGAGCTTTTTCAGCAGCAGCATAGTCATCGGAAGAAGCTATATAATAAGATTTAGTAATAGGACCACCATCATCAGCCATATTAGTAATATGAAGCATACAATCATAATGACCAGGAAGTGATTGCCAAGGGGAACGAATTATAGTTATATTACAGTTTTGACCAACGTCAGCCCACATGCAAGTTGGAACACCAGACCCACACGTATCATAACTAGGAGTATATTCATAAACGATATGAGCATTAGAATCAGACCACGCATTAAATATATTTTTTACCAATTTATTGAAATAAGCCATTTACTTTACCTTTACTAAGTTAATTTATAAGTAAGTATAGCCTAGGAAATTTAAAAAGAATACTGAGCCAAAACTGTTTGTTATGTATACAATACTTGACGAGTCAGTCAGT